TCCTGCGCTCCGGAAGCGTGGCCGAGTGGTTGAAGGCAGCAGTCTTGAAAACTGCCGACGGTTAATCCCGTTCGTGAGTTCGAATCTCACCGCTTCCGCCAGCAAATTTCAAACGAGTCCTTAAGCGACAAGGACTTTTCCCCGCGCGTCAACTCTCCATTTGATCGCTATATGCGGCGTTTAGCGTCCGCCTCGTGACTCTGTTGCGGAAATGGTTTCCGCAACTCGGCATAATGCATCGTCGCCAAAACGTGATAGAACTGTATATAAAAACAGTGATATCATGTGCCCGCCAGTAACTTCATTTAGCGCAATCGCAATGCCGTTATTACACATATATTGCCACAATAACAATATTGAATCGGGGCGTGTATACCCATCCCGTACGGCCGCAATAGAGCAAGCAGTGGTCACTCAACAAACTTTTAGGTATCTCTGAATAAGAATCGACTTAGCAATATCAACGCTATCTGTGGGGGGCGAGGGCAATTTCTTCCTGCTTCCCTCCCGTGCTAAGATGCCTGTCCCGAGGTATACGTAAGGCACTTCCATAGTTGCCTCGTCTGACTTTTCTAGAACACACATTCAATATGAAGTACAAAACGATCTCCCTTTTTTCGGGAGCAATGGGACTTGATATCGGCATGCATCAAACCGATCGGTTTGAGCTGCTAGCAGCCGTGGAAAAGGTTCCCGCGTTTTGCGAAACAATCCGACACAATATTGCCGCAGGTCGCCTCGGTGGGAAGCCACTCGTTTTTGAAGGGGATATCTCGAACATAGACCCATTCGAAGTAATGCGCGCAGTCGGCATAAAACCTGGCGAACTTGACGTACTGGTTGGAGGGCCTCCGTGCCAGTCCTTCAGTACGGCTGGAAAACGGGGCACCACCCAAGATCCAAGAGGAACACTTCTATGGCAATTCTTGCGCTTCGTGGAAGCCATGCAACCCAAGATATTTGTTATGGAAAACGTGCGCGGGCTGATTTCAGCGGCCTTGAAGCACCGCCCGATCAGCGAGCGAGCTGAGCGCCCGCTTGAGCCTGATGAAATGCCGGGTTCAGTCGTCCAGCTTTTCTCAAGGGATCTCCAAGCCCTCGAAAATGCCAGTTATCACATGGATGTTTTCGAAGTCAATGCAGTGAACTACGGCGCTCCGCAGATTCGCGAACGAGTTCTCTTCATCGGCAACCGTTACAACGCAAGGATCGATTTTCCAAAGCCAACACATGGAAGCCCTGTCGCCCCTGCGGATAGCGAGTTTCCTGAACAAGCATCGCTTCTCGACGACGACGCGCCCATGCTTCCCTGGAAGACGCTCGGTGACGCGTTGGAAGGTCTTAACGAGAGCTCTCCCCAAGTACTGGATTTCAGTGAACGCAAGAAGTCCTTCCTCGCTAAAGTTCCACCCGGTTCCAACTGGCGTAGCCTTCCTGAAGAGTTACAAAAAGAGTCTATGGGCAAGGCGTGGTTCGCAAAGGGGGGGCGATCCGGTTGGTGGCGAAGGCTAACGACTGAGCTGCCGAGTCCTACGTTGATGACGCTCCCGAATCATTCCAGCACCTCATTGTGCCACCCTACTGAGACGCGAGCGCTCTCCGTAAGAGAATATGCCCGGATACAGGAATTCCCCGACGAATGGGAATTCATCGGCAAGTTGGCGGAGCGCTACACACAGATCGGAAACGCAGTCCCAACAAGGTTGGGCGCTGTAGCTGGGACAGTCGTAGCCGATGCACTCGACAGGTTAAAGGCAAGAAGGTGGCGCCGATACACTACGGAGCAGGAGGGATACCGTCTGGTCTACCTTCAATCGCATGTACGTACTCGTAAATGGTTCAAAGATGGGAAGTCGGTTGTGTGGGACAGTAGCGAAGCTGAAGAGTCCCGTTACGCCGCGCCCAAAACTAAACGCACAGTTAGGACTCTTAGGAGTTCGGTGAGCAAGGAATTCTGATGGCCAGTAGGCATCCACACTTACCTTCAAACGTACCTGAACTTTTTTTCTCGAAAAAGAACATTCTTGCTGACTTGGCGGTCGTAGACGGAAACCAAAGGTCACGAGAACGTGTATTGGCACTCGAGAATGGCTTCAGACGACGAATAGACGCGCACATCGCCACGCGCGTTCTTTCGAACGCTCAATTGAAGCAATTTAATACTAGTCCGTTCGTGCTGATGATCTACAGCCAGTCGAAGGGCTATACCAAAGTCAGCCAGCTCGAAGGCGACATTTTGCCAGCGAAGCTTTTCTCTTCAATGGAGACATCCGCTGGCAGAATGGTAGAGGATGTGGTGTTGCCCATCTATGGATGGGAGACCGTACCGAGCGGCATGCATACCGCAAATTCAGCGCTCGATGGGAAGCAGGTCATTGGTCCATCGCTCAGAGCCGCGACGTTGAAGAGCGGCCCCCGGTGCCTCAACGACGAGATGAGCGAAAACTTTGCCGACAATGTTCTGATGCACGGACAAACTTGGCTCAAGGAAAATGGTGCGGAACACCTCGACTTCACCTACGGGGTTCTGTACGGAACAAAACGACAGTCTAATAAGAAGGACTGGCATATCCTTCGAAACATCTCTGAAAAGCTGCCCCGGGATCAAGTGAACACTTACCCGAACAACCGATGGGATGTCGATTTTACGATCGGTGGACATAGGGCAACAGCTACAGTCCGGATTGGTAAGGATTGGTGGGACTACCTCGGAGGAACTCTTTGCCTGACCGAGCTCTGTACAGCGTTAATTCGCGCTTGTATCACTCCTGGACAAGCTGACCAACCCGGAACCAATTACGTAATTTCCGATCTGGAGGAAATCCTAAGGTGGCCCAAGGGTCACCCTTTGATCAACGTCGGGATCTTGCAGTCGAGTCAGTTGCCTTGGTTATTTTTCCTGATGAAGCACTTCTGTGATGTGCTAGTTGATTAAACCAATCGCAACGGTTACGTAACTCTCGCTGTGTCATCGCAGGCGGATCACTTAAGAGCCGCCTGCTGCGTCTCATAGTGTTCCCTTAGCCCAAGCGCTAGTTCTCGCCAAGCATGACAGACCTTGGCGTTATAGGCATTGGTTTCCGCGACTTCAGCAAGCGGAATTCCGGCGGGTTCTCGGTCAGACTCGGCGGCAGGTCCGGGATCGTCACTTGACCAGGCGGCGTTGTGGACGCGCACGAAGCCAGTATTAACGCCAAAGGCAAAATCATCGCCAGGCGTGACATAGACAGGCACTTGTCGTTCAATCGTTTCTCCTTTCAGGTAGACCGTCTTAATACGGTCGCGATACTTGATTTCGGTCTGGATGACCACGCTCGCCTGCGCCTTGGCAATTGCGACCGTGCGCTGCGCCTGGGTGCTCACATAGTCAACATGGGCCTGGCCAGCGCGGCGCTGACCATCAATCTCGCCCAGGGCCAACAGCGCGCACGCTGCAATCGCAAATGCCGTCCAACGCGCCGGCGCCGGCAGCACGATGGAACACGGCCGGCTAAGCATAAGCACCTCGATAACGGTAGTCCGGCAGGCTAGCGGAGCTGGCCAGCTTTGCCGTACCGAGGCAGATGCTGCGCTCGAACTCTCGCCGGCGAAGCAGGCCCGCAACTTCTTTGCCGCCGGCGTAGCGCCAGGCCAGTAGGCCATTGCAAGCGCCGACGTGGTCGCCCTGGTTCAGCTTCTTCAGCAGCGACGAACTGCAAAAGGCAGCGGTCCCGACGTTGTACGAAAACAGCGTGTAGGCGTCGTATTCATTCTGCGAGATCTCCACCTTCGTGCAACGCAAGACCTCGGCGCCTTTGGCTGCGAGCTGGCTTTCGGCCAGCGCCTTACATTCCGCCGGCGTGTAAGTCCTACCCTTCACTACGTCCTTGCCTGCGTAGCCCTGGCAGACGGTCCACACGTTCACGATGTCCTCGTAAGGCACGTACCGGGTTCCCTCAAGCTGAGTAAGCGCGGCCAGCAATGCCGCGCTGATCATCGTGATACCGACGCGATTAAACTGGGCCATCTTCAGTCTTTCCTTTCTTCCAGCGCTGGACCAGTGACCAAACCTTGTCCACGATCAGGATCAACAGCCAGAGCAGCGTCACCAGTTGGACCAGCTCGGGCAGCGTGATACCCGCGACATTCATGCCCGCCACTGCTGCCGGCGGGATCTCTTTGACGGTGACTTTCGCCCCCGCCGATGTAGCTGCTTCGAAAATTTTCATTGCGCAAAATGGACGTAAAAAAACCCGCCGTAGCGGGTTGGATTAATAGTAGTTGCGTGCCTCAAAGTGCCGTCGTGGCACGCGCTTTGAACTTTGCTAGATCACCGAAATTTCGCCTGTCATCACATACCTGACTCCCAATCTGCGCCGCAGTTGATGTTGGATACGGTGACGGCATGGCCGGTGTTATCCTGCACCACGCACTGCAACGTGGCGCTGAAACCACCATTGGAATACTTGGTGAAGTTTTTTGATGCCGAGCATTGGGAGATGTTGGCGTTAGCAAGCGCAGCGCCTTGTGGGTTGTTAGTAAAGCTCCAGGCGTACGAATAACCGCCAGAACCTCCGGACACAGAAACGGCCGGCCTGACAATAGCGGTTCCGCCGGTCGTGGTCATGTAAGACTGGTAATCGTCCTGCGGCGTCACAGTCATCGGGGTATAACTCGATTTGCCACGCAGACTGCCCATGTCGACAACGCCACTTGAGCGCTGGGCCAGTGCACGCACGGCCGCTTCGTTCAAGCTGATCGCCTGATTGGAAGGCCGCCCTAGTTCAGCGTTGACCTGGGACATCGAGATGGCGCCACTTCCAGGTAGTGCCATGGTCTTACTCCTTCACAGGCAGTTGTAGCACCATCGCCGTCAATTCGGCGACCTGGGCTTTCAAGGACACCATTTCCTGCGCCAACTGCACCGACGCTACTGCCGCTGCAGCACCATAGTTCAGGGACAGGATGCCCTGATGGTCTGCAATCACCGCCTGCGGCAGGATCGCCTGCACAGCCTGTGCCGACAGCCCTGCTTGCGTTTCCTTAGTATCGATGCGGTCATATATTCCGTGCTTGACCTGTGCCCAGCGCGCCAGAAAATCGGGCACTAGGGTTCGTATGTCGCGCCAGTTCTCCTTCAGGGTTTCATCGGAATACGCCGTCAGGTTGCCGGCCGCTGTGGAGTTGCCTGCGTTATCGACCCAAAAGCGGTAGTCGGTGTTGGTTGCGTTGATAGCAATGAAGCAGAAGTTATTGGTCGTGCTCGACCCGATATACCCTTCTGGCGTTGCACCGCCACGATACAAGCCAACCTTCACGTCAGTGTTCGCCCGAAAATACGAGACATTGTCAGTAATGAGCGTATTTGATGTGTATAGGTTCCCCGACGTATTGAGACCACCCGCACCGATCCACACCAGACCACCGAAAGGGTTCAGGTTCAGCGTATTGGCATTGCCATTGTTTCGGCATTGGATCGAGTGGTAATCATGGACGATGTTTTCTCCCGCAGTGCCACCCACCTGCAGGAAACCGTTGTTGGCCATGGATAGGCCCGCACCACCACCAATCATGGTGGGCGCACCCGCTACCGACATCCCGTAGTTGATGGTGGCTTGACCGTTGACGGTCAACGCGGTGGCCGTGCCATTGTTGTGCGTTGCTGGCCCAGTGGACAGCGCGCCAAACGTTGTAGCCCCGCCCCCATTCGGATTGGTCGACGAGAAAGGGATATACCCCTGGTCGGTCGCATCCACCGTGCAGCGCAACCCACCGCCCGACGTACCCCACCCCAGCTTGACGAGATTCACACCCTGACCAGTACCTGTGCCCTGCTGCACCGCGCCAATACTTTGGCAGGCGCCTGGCCCGGAATTGCTGCCGGTACCGCCTTGGTTCACCGCAAGCATCGTCGTCAACCCGGTGATCGACGTGATGTCGCCGTTCGCGCCCTTGGCTGCCTTGGTAGCAATCGAAGCGACAGCAGCGGTCACTTGCGCCTGCAGCTTGCCCAGCGCGCCCAGCACCGTATCGCCCGCTGCAATCACCGCGTTGGTGGCGGTTGAGAGCCCAGCAAGAAGCGTGGCCAAGACACGTCCTTCCGTAAAGTATTTGTTGTTCGCACCTTCGGTGACGACGTCGGTGGAACCTGGGCTGGAAGCAATCTCCACGTAGGCGGAACCGCTCCAGCGGTACGTCTTGTTGGTATTCAGCGCAACGTAAATCTTGCCGGCCTCCCCGGTAGAAGGTAAAGCCGCCAGGGTTGCGCCCTCCACTACATCGTCAACATACGAGGGGAGTTGGCCGGCGGGCACTTTGCCATCAGAACCAAGTGTCGCCACACCATTTGCGATCCCCAGCGCCGAGGTGCTCACCTTGGCATTCAAGGCAGTCTGCGTTGCGGCGGAAACCGGTTTATTTGCATCGGCGGTGTTATCGACATTCCCCAGCCCGACATCCGCCTTGCTACCGCTGGTTGCCACCGCCGCCAACGTCGGCTTGTTTTTGATCGTACCTTTGTTTGAAGGATCGGTCAGATTCCAGTCGGTTTGCACCTGCCCTGCCTGCACCTGGCTCACGGCAGCCTGCGCTGCCTGCGCGGCTGATGCGGCGGCCGACGCCGACGATGCCGCTTCGCCTGCTTTGGTCGTCGCGGTACTTGCCGATCCATTTGCGGCCATCGCGCTCGCCAGGGCATTCGTTTCCGACGCTGCTGCTGCAGTCTTGCTCGCCAGCGCGTTCGACTCGCTCGTCGCGGCCTTGGTTTTAGAATCAAGTGCCGATGCAGCGGCGACGAAGTTGTCCGGGTTCACGTCGCCGACATCCCCCTTGGGGCCTTGGATCGAGCCATGTTCCCAGCGGGTCTTCGCCCAGACATAGATGCTGCCAGCGATCAGATAGGCGTCGCCTTCCGCCGGCCCTGCCGGCAACAGCGACGGATCAGCCAGGACACCTTTCAGCTTCAGCCCGGCGCCAACCAGATTGCCCGCCTGGTAGTCATCGCGCAGTGAACTGAACGTGCCGAGCAGCGTGGTGACCTGTTTCGCCAGATCGACAATATACGACTGCGTCGGCGCAATGGCGTAGGCTGCACCGCTCACGCCGGCGCCGACATAGCTGCTCACCAACGACAGCGTCGTCGCGCTGGTGATGAAATCCACCTCGTAAATCCGCCCATCCGGGCAGCAGAAAATCGCGCCGGGATTGACGTTCGTGACGAAGTCGGTCCCCACGCCCACAACCTGCTTACTCCCTTGGATAAGGTTGATGGAACCGGTTTTGTACCATCCCATGGAAATTCCTTTAGACAATAAAAAAGCCGCTCAATGGCGGCTATAAAATCAGGTGACGAAATTGTGTTCTGTTGCTGCCAGCTAAGCGCCCTCTTCCTTGACATCCTGGAGAGCCCGTACGGCAACGCGCGCCGCCACTACGACCTGGCCGATGTCATCCAAGCGTTCCACCTGGCCTTTTGCGGCTACCCGCAATGCCTCGATCCGGGGACCGTAGATCAGGTGCCACTTGTCGCCTCGGCGCTTGATACCCTCAGCCACTTCGCGGAGCGTTACGCCGGTGGATTTGGCCTCAGCCGCGAGCCAAGGAAAAGCAGCTTCATCGCCTGCTGAACCGTTGCCGGCAAACACCAATGCTTCCGCATACTTCGCCTGGTAGATCGACTCCTGACCAGGTGATAGCGTAAGGAATCGTCCGCGCGCTGCAGTAGCGGAGCTGTCGATTTCGCCGCGCGCCCAATCACGGGCCGCTTCGATCCCACTAAAGGGATGCAAGTCAAATTGCATTGATAACCTCTTTAACGTCTATATAGGGGAACAACTCCACTGATACAAAGTATTGGCCAGGCAGCGCAAAAGTCAACGCGATAGTCGTGCCGTCTGCGATGCCATTGACAGATGTTGGCCCAGCGATACGCACAGACGCGCCTGCAGGAACGCCGGCAAGCGTGACCGCCGTGCTGCCATCGGCCTGCACCGCCACTGCGGAAAGCGTGTAAGGCATCTTCGGCCGCCGCACGATCTTTCCATCAACCACCCTGTCCAGCGCCAGGCTACCCTCACCTTCCAGCATGAAACGCCCCTTCCCGGCATCGGCTTGTAATGGCAGCATCGCCTCAATGACCGAGCCGGTCTGAAGTATCTGGCCGGCAGCGTTGTGAATCACGAAATTTTTCATCGGCGAGCCTCCAAGATTGCGCCATTGACCGAGGTTGCTTCCAGCGGGTAGCCGGAAGCCGACACCTCAAAACTATAGGTATGCATGCCAGCAGGAACGGTCGTATCAATGAATACGCCCGTGGCAACCAGCTCAAGCGGGTTGTCGCCCCCTTTCCACTGGCGAATAGGAAACGACTCAATCACAGCCCCGTCCCGCTTCATCGTTAGAAAAACCGAGCACATGTCTGAGTTGTTCCAAGTTCCCCACCGTGCTCTGCCCGTACCGGAAAGGAATACAGGTGCGCCGTGGGTCACCACAGTGATGCCCGCACTGCCCGTACCTTGCGCCGTCGCCATTTGCGTGACGGCGTTGCCGGCAATGGTGAGCGTATCCACCGCCGCGTTCTTGATCTGCGCGTTGCCGATCCAAGCGTTGCCGATGAATGCCTCGTTGATGAACACCTGGCCACCCTGGACCACGAATGGCGTCACCAGGTTGCCGCTACTTTCGTCAATGATCGCAAAGCGCTGCGCGCTGGCCAGAATCTGCGACTCCGTCACGCCCTGATTGTTTTCGACACCCACACCGAGCGAAGCCAGGTACTTATGCCCGTTTGCAGACGTCTGCACTTTAATGGTGTACATCGCTGCCAGCTTGCCATTCGTGTCAGCAATCGCCGTCGCTGCCGCCTGAGCAGCCGCGCTGGCGCCACCGGCGGAGGCGGACACTGCGTCGATCCTTGTCGAGAGCGCCCCATCCGAATTGGCACGGGCAGTTTGCTCCGAGGTAATCGCCGCCGCATTGGCCGCCGCACTCGCGACAACAGAATCGATCCGCGTGGACAGCGCGCCGTCCGCATTGACCCGGGCCGTTTGCTCCGACGTGATCGCTGCGGTGTGTCCGCCTGCAGTTGCGACGACGGCGTCGATCCGCGTCGCCAGCGCACTATCCGCGCTGGTTCGGGCAGTCTGCTCAGCGAGAATTGCCGCAGCGGTCTTGTCGGTGTTGGCGCCAACCACGTCGATGCGCGACGACATCGCGGAATCGGCGTTGGCCCGCGCAGTTGCCTCGGTCTGGATATCGGCCGTGTTCTTGCCGACGTTCGCCGCAACGATGCTCAATTGCGACGACACCGATTCAACGGCCGTCGTCCGCGCGGTGACTTCCTGCTGGATCAAGGCCGTGTTGTTGTTCGTGGTCGCGGACACAGTCGAGATCTGCGTCGCCAGTGCCTCGGTCGACGTTACACGCTCCGCCCGCTCAGTCGCCACGGCCGCGGCGATATTCTTATCCAACTTTTTGCGGGCCTGGGTCAGCGCACTGTCCGCACTGATCGCGCCCATCATCTGCGTCGCTGCCAGCTCCTCATTTTGGCCACCGTGCAATACTGCATTGATCTTGTCCATCACCGGCCCGATGATCGCCTCGGCCGATTCAAGAGGTGCCAGCAATTCGCCAGCCAATTGCGTCTTGCCGATGGCGCCGGCCAGATAGCTCAGGATATCGCCGGCATCGGTGGTGGTCTGCCCCTTGATGCCGTCACCCGCAGGATAGAACGCCCCCAGGTTGCCCATCTTGTCGGCCACCCGCACCCAGAAATACATCTCCCGGCCGGCAGCTAGGCCGATGATAGTGTGCGAGTTCTGTGGCGTGGCGAACGCGTCCAGCTTGACCGCATCGCTCCGGTGGGGCGTCGGCCCGTACCACAGTTCGGTGTAGTCAAGGTATGCAGCCGCATCGAGCGGGAGCCCCCAATCGACCTGGATCGCAAACACGCGGCTAATCGTGTTCAGGTACGTCAGGCCGGCCACCTTGGCGCCTTCGAGCTTGCGATGGTAGGTCCTGACCTGCGACAGGTCCTGCATGGCGCCGCCGAACTTGTTGAAACTGGTCAGCTTCAAGTACACCGTCTTGCCGATCCAGTCGTGTGGATAGGCATAGCGAAACACCGCCGAGTCCAGGAACACGAACGGCTCGCCGGCGGAGTGGTCGGCAACCTTGGAGCCATATGCGCCGCGCACCAGGTACGCCAGGCTGTAGGCGTTCTTACCGGTCAGCGCCGCATCAGCAAAGGCAATGTACTCGCCGCCGACGTAGGACGTCGTCAGCAAGTCCTCCGCGCTGGTGTGCGTCGCGCCGTTCAATTCACCGGCCGATGTCGACAAGTCCACCGCCAGTCGGCCGGCCTGGTCGATGTCCTGGCCGGCGGCCAATGGCGCCGTCAGCGCACCATAGCGTGCACCCGCACGCACCGTGCCGACGCGCTGATAGCTCCGGTCATCGGTCGACGCCCAGACGACCGCCCCGCCCCAGTGTTCGCCGCCCGCTACCGCCATCCACAGTTGAGATGCGTTGCCCGTCAACTTGGGCGGCGGCTCGAACAATACCGGCTCGCGCACGTCGCCAGGCTTTACAGCATAGTCCGGCGCGTTGCTACCGATGTCCGGCACCGGCTGGCTGGAATGACGATTACTGCCCAGCGGATAGTCCTCGGCCTGGATCGTCAAGAGACCGTCATCATCCTCATCGACGCTGGTGATGAGCACTGGCGTCTTATCCAGAAACTTCGGTCCATAGGTCAGGGTCACGACGTCCATCGGTTCCAGCCGCACATGCTTCCATGACAGGCGGAACTCATACGTATTTAGGATGTACAGCGAACGGTGCAGGATGTAATCGGCCACCTTTTGCGCTACCGACGCATCAGCGATCTCGCGCATGTCGACGACGTCTTTTGAGCGCAGCCCATGCTGCTCGATGTCGGCATCGTCCTTGCTCTCGGCGACGTTCTCGTTATAGTCGTTCGCCCGGTCCATGAACTTGACGCGGACGTGGTTATAGCACTCTTCCGCCGACTTCTGCGAGATCCGCACCGGATCATCGCCATCGGCGGCAATGAAGTCATCAGCGCCCAGGTCGCACACCGGTGCGATGGTCGGCTGATAAGTTGCCAGGGAACTCGCGGCCGGAACATCGGAGTACGGGACAATCTTGAACTTTCCGCCGGAGTACACGCAGTCGGCAAAGCCGATGGTCAAGAGCGACTTGATGTATTCATAGGCGCCACGCTGCTCGGTGTAGGCCGGGCTAACCCACAGGCCGTTCGCCAGGCAATATGCGCGGAAGGCCGACAAGTCGCCCAACGTGTCGGGATCGAGACCAACACCCTGCACTGAATCGGTCAGAAGAGACATGATGACGTCGACCAGCTCGGCATCCGGCACCGTGGAGCCGGCGTGCTTTTCTGCGATGCTGCCGTGCGCCTGCACCTCGAAGGTGTGATTGCCGAACGACGCGCGCGATCCCAGATCATAGGCACCGCTGGCCACGTAGGCGATCCCGCGATAGGACAGCGCCCGCTCAGGGTGCTTGGTCACAAAATACGGGTAAGGTTCCTGCGTCTCGCTGCCGTTGTAGTAATCCAGGTTCAGTTCTGCGAGGGACGTGTGTTCCTTGTCTCGCCAGACGCGATCGATCCCCGCCAGCGGGCCGGCGCCAAGCGCCATGGCGGCCGCTACGGTATACGTGTAATCCGTGTTCGTGGTCTTACTGCCACCACCTTTACCCGTCTTTTGCGTGGTCGTATGCGGGATGGCGGTAAAGTCCTCGTATTGCACTAAGTTCGGCGCCACACGCTGGCGCCCAAAGATCCAGGGAATTGCGCGACCAAAACTCGATGTCTGCAACTGGATCGACGAGATAACCGGCGCCGTGTTGCTAACGCCCTTGCCGCCAAATAATCCGCCCATTTAATGCCTCAACGTGTAAAAACCATGCAGCCTGTTTCCCAGGGCCGCACTCTTGCTAATGTCGGTCAGCACCACCGCGCCATGCTCGATGAAGGCGTGGATGATGACTGGCCACTTGATGACGATGCCGGCATGGCTGACACACCGCCCGAACCTGAACAGCGCGATGTCGCCCGGCAGCGGAATGTCGACCGGGTCCGCCAGCGCCTGCACGCCAGCCAGGTAGGTTTCCTCACTGCGGTGCATGTGCCAATCGTGCGTGTACGGGCGCGGATCGACGTCATCAGGAATCAACCCGCACGCCTTGTAGACCTCGATCATCACCATGACGCAATCGACGCCCACGCCCTTGAGATTGCCCTGGTGGTGGTACGGTGTATTGAGCCAGGTACAAGCCTCGCCCACGACGTTCTGGCGCATTTGCGGCGTCATGCTGCTACCTCCGGAGGTGGAATGAACGGCGTGCCCTTGAAATTGGGCAGGTTGTTGAACTTCCCACAGCCGTTCGCACCGCGCGTGCGGTCGCAGCCAGCGCGCACCAGGAACGTGTCGCCAGGCTGCAGGTCGAACACCAGCGGATAGGACAACTCGATGACGCCATTGACGAACGATTTAACGGAGCGCCGCACGCCGGCGTTCGCGCCGCTGTTAATGATCAGTTCCCCCAGTGCGAAAAAGCCATCGGACTGGGCGACGCCTGACGTGAACGAATAGCGGTTCGGCGCCTCGCGCACCGTCGATGCCACCGTGTACGCGCTGCGCGACACGCCGCAGCCGACGTCGTACAAGGTCCGCATGCAGCCGGCCTGGAAGATCTCGCGCGGCACTTGCGTGTTCAGCCGATTGCTGTCGGACACCACGCTCAGGACCACGTCCTGTTCGCCATCACTGCTGCTGTCCACATATCCACGAAAGATCGGCAGTGTTTCTGCTGGCTGGCCCCATGCCGGCATGAATGCCTTTTCAATCAGGATCTCGGCGTTCTTCAGCGCGCCCGAGCGCGCCGCCAGGAACCAGTGCACGCCGGCGATCTGGTCGGTTGGCCTGACGCACACCGTCAGGTCCAACGTACTGACCTGCATCCCGCGCACCAGGTTGTACCGGGCGCCACGGATGCTTGGCCCCGACGAACTAAACACCTGATTGCCCGCCACGATGTCCATATCGGCATCGGTCCAGAAGTACATGGCGCCACTGGCCAACGTCACTGTGAACAGGTTGCATTTGACGAAGGTGGCGCCGGCAAGGATCTGCTGCAGGCGAGGTGATGCATCTCTCATATTCGATTTCCCAGGCAGCCGACCAGGCTGACCGTGTCCGACTTCCACAAATTGTTCATAAATCGCGCGACATCCATTTCGTCGTCGGCGAACCGTGCTCTATATAGATAGCTCCCGGACCAGGTCACTGGCCCCGTGGGTGCCTCCGCGAACGTCAGCAGCCCGGTTGCTGAGACCGTGTATTGCGCCAGCGCCACCACGTTGCCGGCAACACGCACCTCCAGCACCCGCTCGATGTTCTGGACGGGCTCGACATACTCGCCATAGCTACGCACGAGCTGGAACGACTTGGTAATGCCGTCGCCAATGCCGACCAGTTGCGCCGTCGCCGCGCAATCTTCGTCATGCCGGAACAGGAAGCTTTCATAGGCGCCGCGCCGTGCGAGGTAAAAGCCGACCAGCTGGCGTACCTCGTTGCGCCGGCCGGCGCGCAGGAACTCGTACTTGAGCTTGAAGTGGTAAAGCGGGTTGGCCATCAGCGAAGCACGGTATTCCTTGCCGCTGACGGCCGACTGGATCTTGGTGTGAAACACTGGCGTCCAGGTCAGATCCCAGGTTGCACCCGGCAAAACCGGATAGATAACGTCGCTCATTTCTTTGCGTGGTCCTTCAGAGCATTGGCGATCACCCCGACATTGCGGCGGATCTCCGCCGGCGTCAGCCTCCCCGAGTAATCGTGATAGTTAATCGTATTGCCTCCGGAGCTGCCGCCGTTGTCGGCCAGATCGCGGATGACATCGGCATGCTTGGCCGGCAGGATCATTTCCCGTGCGTGCGTCTGCACAACCGGGTTGAGGCCGGCCGGGATGTCGTAGCCGCCCTCGGCCGATGCCATGGGCATGAAGGCCATCGCTGCAGCGGAAGCCGCCAGGCCGGCCTCCGGTGCCATCGCCCAGCCATAGAACGGAATGGCCGCAGCGGACGCCGTCGCAGCGGCACCGGCCACGCCGGCATTGGCCGAGATCTGCCCCACCGCCGACACCTTCGAGGACGAATCGGCCAGCAGCATGTTCATGACCCATTCCGCTGCCGTCTTAGCCGCCATATCGATGACGGCGCCGGCGACCGTCGTGAGCATGCTTTGCATCGCCTGCCCCATGGTCATGGTGCCCTTGGCTGTGCTGGCGATCACGCTGGCGAGGCCCGACTGCATCGTCCCGTACATGGACTGCGTCAGCGAGTTCTGCTGCTGCGTCGACTTGCGCTTGATCTGCGTGAGGCGCAGTTGGTGTTGCTGCTCAAGCTGCTCGATCTGCGCATGCACTTGGGCCAGCGCTATCGGATCTTCGTCAGGGCCTTTCAAAGCCGCTTCGCGCTCGACCAACGCCTGCATCTTGATCTGGTAGCGGCGCGCTTCGAACTGCTGCTCCAGTTCCAACAGGCGTTCCACGGTGATCTGCCGGTTCGCCACCTGAGACTCCGCTTCCTGCTGCGCCGCCTCGACTTCGGCCAGCTCGGCATTGCGCTTCGCTTCTGCAATCACTTTCGTGACCGCCAGTTGCTGGTCGGCGTAGGCGCGCTGTTCCTTGTACACCTCCGCCAGGGCAGCTTTCGACTCCTTCGCTTCCGCGCCGAAGCGCGCCACGTTGGCCTCGTACACGCGGTTGGCGATAGCCAGGCGCTCGATGTGGTTGTTTTTAAAATCTTCCAGCTTGACGCGCTCGCCCGCGATTTCGTTCTCGAAGTCCTCCTTGCGGATGGCCGCCATCGTGGCGTAATACTTGCGTTCGACCTGCGCCTTCTCTTCCTTGGTCATAGCCGTGGTGTCGAGCAGCTTCTTCCAGTAGTCGCGTTCCATGGACATGCTGTACTCGCGCGCCGTGCCCGCCACCGCCTGCTCTTTCGCGTAGCCGTCCTTGTCGGCGGCCAGGGTGGCGTCCCATTCGTGAACCCGGCTCTTGGCCTTGTCGCCGCCCTCCTTTCCAAATTCATAGGTCGGCCCGACCTTGATCTGCTTGTCCTTGATCTCCGGTTCCTTCTTCGGCCCACGCAGGATGATCTCGTCCAGCTTTTCCTTGCCATCGGATGCGATCTTAATCACCTTGTCCATGTGCTTGCGCTCGATGTCTTCGATGTTGGACGTCCCGCTATTCCAGGCCTGTTTTGCCCCATCGAAGTCGAGCGCCAGGGCGCGTTCGGCGACGCCGGCCAATCGCATAGCCTGTGCCACTACCAGTTCAATCCGTGCGACGACAAGCTCGATGGCGATCTGGATCGCGACTTTGAAGCCGAGGAAGGCAATCTCGATCACCTTGAGGGCGTTCCCGAACAGCTCAAACGCATCGGGCGCCTTCGTGCCCATGACCTCCGCGACCAGTTCGCCAATCGCGTTGAAGCCATTGCTCATCAGGTTCCACAGTTCAAGCACCACATCGCACAACATGCGAATAATGTTGGCCACCGATTCGAGCGCCATGCCCATGGCTTTCCCGACCACCGGCCCGATGGTACTGAGCCATGACCCAAGCTTGACGAAGGTCGGCAACAGCGCATTGCCGACTTGCACTTCCAGCGAGGTGACGATCAGCTTCATGTCGTTGATCGATTCCTTGTATTTCTTGGCGTTGGCCACGCCCTCTTCGCCGACGACCAGGCCCATGTCCTTCGCCTTCTGTTCGGCTGCTTTCAGTTCTTCGGTGGTCAGCTTCAGCGTGCCACGCACGTCATTCCACGAACGGCCGTAAATTTGCGTGCCGGCGATGTTCTGCTCGATGGGGTTCTGGATCTCTTTCAGCTTGGCATTGACCTCGCCCATGATTTCCAGCGTGGGGCGATACTGGCCATGGGCATCTTTCACCTTCACGCCCAGCTTTTCGTAGGCGTCGCTGTTGGTGGATATCTGCTTGGCCATCTTGCCGGCCGCCATGGTCACCAACTCCGAATCGATGCCCAGGTGGCGCATGGCCATCATCATCACGCTCGCGCGTTCAGTGGTGATGCCGAGCTGGCTGGCCAGCTTCTTGGCCTCACCGCTCCAGGCGATTGATTCACCGATCACTTCCTTGAAGGCCGCGCCGCCGGCGATCACCGCCGTCAACGTGCCGAAAATCTTGGTCACAGAAGACAGGGCATTCGACACCCCGCGCAACTGTGAATTGATGGTTTCCATGCTCGACTGCACGTCCTTGGCCGCCTGCTTGGCGGCGGTGGCGGCCTTGTCCATGCCGGCGACAAAGCCGGACGGGTCGGCGGAAATGACATAGTCGCTGGTCTTGTCGGCGTCTGCCATGGTTGGTCCTTCCAAATGAAAATGCCCACCTGATCAGGCGGGCATCGGGAACATCTCAAGCAGGTCGTCGGCGGTCAGCTCCTCGGGTTTCTCTTTCGAGGGAGCCTCGTAGCCAATCTGCGCCGCGATCAGTATGTGCACTGGCGGGTGCCGCCGCCAATACTCGGTCTGGGCCAGGATCGAGGGGATATCCCACTCTTCCCAGGCCTGCTGCGGCGTGCACCCGGTACTGGCGACCAGATGGGCGACTACGGCGTCGAGTCCGCCGTCTCCATCTGCGCTTGTACCCGCCGCGCCATTTCCTTTGCCTGCGCCACCAGGCCGGACATGTTCAGCAAGCTTTCCCACACCTCGAAAAAATTGTCGTAGTCGATCAGGTCTTCGACCTTCTCCATGGTGATCGCCGGATAGTTCCGGCGCAGGCTGGCGTGGGCCAGCTTGGCAACCAGCTCGATGTCCGGCAGGCCGCCCACGAAGACCGCCTTGATCTCGTCGCGGTACTGTTTGACGGCCGCCGCATTTAGCGGCGCGACCACGTACAGCACACCGCCCAGCGCAATCTCCTTGCCCGGCACACGCACGGAGCCAGGCGCACCTTCGGCGCCAGTTGGCGCCGGCTGCGGACCATGCTGCGGAACAGTTGCCGGCAAGGTGGCTGGCTCGAACAGGGCCAGCAATCGTTTCAGGAACTTGGCAATCATTCCGAGGCGCTCCATTTCCAGACCACGCCGGTTTCGTCGGCCAGGGCAGTCATATCGAGTTCAGGGATCATGAAATCTTCCTGCTTGGACGACATCGCCAGCTTGGAGCTGGAGACGTTCGGGAAGCTCATGGTCAGTACCTTGCCGTTACGCTTCATGCTGAAGTCCAGGCGGATCGTCGGCGTCAGGCCCATCGGCAGGTTGCGCACGGTTAGCAACTGGCCCTGGTTGCTGTCCATGTACTGATAGTCAATGAAGACCGTGCGGCCGACGTCGGTGGCGTTGAAGTTGTACTTGCCGTTGCCATCTGTGGTGTATTCACCAGGCTGCGGGGCGGTCGCGACGCGGATCATCGGGGTGCCCAGCGCATCGGTGCGCACGCCCAGATTGGCAAAGTAAGTGGCGCCCGCCGGCGGCGCGACCGTCACGGAGGCGGCAGCAGCCTGGCCGGCCTCGTCCTTAACCGACACCACCAGGCCCTTGGCGGCGGCTTGGCCGAAGAAGGCGGTGGTGAACGGCAGGATGTTGATGTTGGCAAACTTGGCTTTCAAGCCGATCTTGCCCTTGCCCCGGCCGCTGTCGACCGGGAAGCTGCTTGTACCGTACAGCAGCTTTTCCTCGAACGAGGCATCGATGCCGACGTCCTGCAGGATGCCGAACTGAAATGGCGTTGGGTTGGCATAAGCGCTGCCGATTGCGTCCTGCATGGGCGTCGCCCACAGAACGCCAGAGCCGAAATGGCGCATGAATTCTCCCTTCAGGGTATTTAAATGGTGGATGCCAGGTCATTGACCGGCGAGAGGTAAATCAGCTTGTAGGTGATACTGTCGATGCCGGCGGTCTGGTCCGCTTCAGCGCCTTCCCAGGTGCGCCGCGTCTTGCGCAGGTCGACCACCAACGCCTGCAGCGCGGCGTCGGTCTTGATAATGCGATGGGCCGCGACCGCGATCCGGTCGGCAACCGGCCGCCAGTCGTCGTCGCGCACCATCACCTCCAGCGTGACAAGCACGCTATTGGTGTCGATGCCGTCGGAAAAGGGCTGCGTGTCCTCGTCCGGCGGCGTGATGGCAATACAGGGCATTTCGTCTCGCGCCAGTGCTGCTTCGCGCGAATCGAACACCCTGCCCTCGGCCTCCGTGGCGCCAAGCAGCGCGGCCACCATGCCGCTGACAACCTGCTGCGGAATAGAAACAGGGTTCATTTTTGGGTGATGTTGACTTGGGTAAAGGCGCCGTCATCCAGTCGCTGGAAGTCGCGTGCCGTGTAGCGCACGCCACCAACTGTCAGCGCGGTGCCGTTCTTCATGCTGGTCGCAACGATCACGGAGGTCTTGACGGTCAGGGCGTACATGGTCGAAGTCGTCGAATGCTTGCCCAGTCCGACCTCCATATCGGGCTGCTCCAGAATGCCCAGAAAGTTCACGGCGCCGCAGTTGCACGGCACGCCATGGTCGTCCAGAAAGGCGTCCAGATCCTCTTCCATCAGGATCAGGTGCCGGCGGTGGCGTCGCCGCCGGACTGCTCACCGCCCAGTGGCGCCGGATCTGCCGGCGGCACTGGTTCGGCTGGCGGTGCCGGATCGGCCGGCGCTGTGGCGGCCGGCGCTTTCGGAGCCGCCGCCTTCTTAGGTGCAGACGCCTGTACAGGTGCCACAGGCTCCAGCTTATGCAGGTGGAACTGCGCCACATCTTCTTCCAGTTCGATCTCGGCGCCGCCGCCGACCACCTTGTTATCCGTGCCCACAAACGTAAAGCCGTTGCGTACCAGGTATTTCTTCATCTTCGTTCCTTGATTAAGTTCAATGGGCGCCCGCAGGCGCCCATCAAATGGCGGTGTCGCCTTAATTGGTGATGGCGTCGCTCATGACGGAGAACGACTGCGCATGGCGGATGCCGATATCCAGGGTCTGCATCACGCGCAGCTCCACACCGCCTTGCTCATAAATACCTGCCGCGTATGGGTTGGGCAGGATCTCGACCACGCCCCACTCGCCCACCAGCACCTCCGACCAGTCGCCGAAGAACAGCTCGGACAGGTTCGTGCCGCTGCCTTTGGTCAGATTCTTGCGCGCCTGGTTGCTGCGAGCGACGGTGTAGCCGTTGATCTCGCCCGGCGTGCCGCTGCGCTGGCCGTTCGGGTTGTTGGTCCACAGGTATTGGTTGGTGGTCGACTTCAGCTTCTTCAGGGCGCCGACGGTGCGGGCATTGCACAGGTACGCCATGTTGTCGCTGTCGGCATTGGCGTCCGCGACCGCCGTTTCCATGTCGATCAAGTGGTCAATGGTGATGGCCGCGCCATTGGCGCCGCCAATCACCGAGTTGACACCCGGCTGGTTTGCGATGCCCAGCGGCTGGTTGCCGGTGCCAGTGCCCGACAAGGCGGCCAGGTCGATACCCAGCGCCAGGGTCGCCAGCAGGTCGGCGCGGGCCAGCATGTCGACGTCCGGCGTCGACTGCTGCATCATGTTACGAGTGATGACGGTCAGGGCGCCAATGTGCTTTGGCGTCAGGCTGATCTTGTCGAACTGCGCACCGGTTTGCCCAAGTGGCTGGCCTTCACCAACCCAGTAGGTATTGCCAGCGGCTTTCTGGCGCGGGATGTCGACGTTGCCAACCAGGCCGGACAGCATCTGCGCGCCCAAGCCAAAGACACGCGCCTTGTTGCGCAGCAGTTCGATCATGCTGCCCGACATCAGGTTATTGGCAACCAGGGTGGCGCCGCCGGACGACGCCGACAGCCCGGCGCCGGTGCCGACGCTATAGTCCGCAGCACGAGCGGCAAACTTCAGGTTGGTCGGAATGTAGATGCCAGCGGTGGTCTTGCCGCTACGTTGGCCGATGGCCTGCGACACTTCGCGTTCAAAGCCGGCATCCTTCCAGGGGTTCGACTCGCCCATGCGCTCTTTCACCGCCGCGTTAATCGCGCGCAGCATGCTGTATTTCGCCTTCTCGCGCTCGGTCATATCCGGATTGGCGGTGCCGCCTAACGAAGCGGCGCCGCGACCGCGCGCCATGACTTCATTCAGCACAATGCCACGGGCCTGCTCGATGGGGGTGCGCAGCGTCACCATCAGGTTGCGGGTCTCGTCCGCGATCTGGTGCGAGCGGCACATGCCTTCGATCTCAGCGACGCGGGCCGCTTCGGCGGCGGCCGGATCAACTGGCGCCGGTGCAGGGGCTGGAGCAGCCGGAGCGCCGCCAACGGAGCGCTGGCCTTCCGCCACTTCGCGCAGGATATGCTTTTTCTTCATTTCAGTTTCCTCAGTGTTGTCGGCAATCGCCGGGGTGGTTTCGCTGACGTGGATGGTCACGTCCATTTGATCGCCGGCGGCGGAGCGCCCGATGCCGACCGTGGGGTCGGCCGGCACAGTCACCAGCGAGACTTCGTAGGGCTCCCAATCGAGAGCGGTGTACACATCGCTGTCCACTTCGGTTTGATACGAATAGACGCGATACCAGAACGACACGTTCTGCAGGATGCGGTTGTCCACCTGGTTCATCGCCCATTCGCCGCGCTCGTCCATGCCGAAGCGCACGGTGACGTAGCAGCGGCGGTCGGCACCGAGCCAGGCTTTCTCGACCACGCCCAGCAGATCGTTGAAGTCATGGTTGAACAGCAGCGGGCCGCCGGCGTTGATGCGCTGCAGGCGGATCGCTCCGGGTTGATGGCTCAGGATTTCGTCGCCATAAGGAAATGGGCATGGCGTTTCGCTGGAGAACGAGAACGTCACCGTTCGCGCCTCGCGGTCCACCACGCCCACCTGTACGTCCTGGCCTTCAGCCGGGTCCGACAGCAGGCGCGCGAAGCGCTTGAGCGGACCGAGCTTGTGCTGGCCAGGGTCGAGCTTTCGTTTGTCGCTCATACGCTTTCCAAAACAAAAAGCCCGCGCGGCGGACCGGGCGGGCTTGTGGTGGTTGATGTTGGTTATTCGGTGCTGCCTTCGGGGGCCTCTTCCTCTTCAAGGCCATCGTCCTCCTTCTCAGCGACGTCGCCGGTCGCCGGCGCCGCCCCTTCCGTTTCCTGCGGCGGGGCTTCAGCTTGCGCCGAGCCCTTCTGGTCCGTCTGCGCCGGGTCCGTGTCGAACACCAGCTCGTATTCGTCCATCATGTCCAGCTCGCGGCGTCGTTCGCGGAACACGTCTTCTGCATCGGCATGCTCAGACGTCAGGCTGATGACATCGGACACCGTCATGAAGCCAGCCCGCACGGCAATGCGGTACGCGGTGACTTCTTTGGTCGGATCGATCCAGGACCAGCCGCGCGGCTTGAAGCGCACCGCCCAGTATTTCTTCGGCTTCGTGTAGTAGTCGTTGAACTTCAGCGCGCCGGCCAGCACCGCCGCTTCCACCCAGTCACGGTGAATCTGCTGGCGGAAGTTGCGGATGAACCAGCCCTGCAGCACACGCCACAGGTCGCGGTCATCCAGCAAGGCCAAGCGCGAACTACTGTAGTTGCTCTGCGAGTAGTCGCTAGACAATGTGGCGTAAGACACGCCCACGCCAGTCGCCACCGCCCGCAGCATAAAGCGCATGAACGGGTCCATCGCCGAGTTCGGGCGGCTCGGATTGAAGCCAGTGAACTTCTCGCCCGGCGCCAGTTGCTGGAACGTGCCAGGCTCCATGCTCAGTGTCGGCCCATGGCGGCTGTCCTCCTCGCCATCGATCAGCTCGTCCGCATCAGGAACGATCTGGTCCGGGGTTTCGATGATGCCGACAATCGATGCTGCAGCACGGGCGGCGACAATCTCGGCCTCCTCGTAGCCGGCCATGTTCCGCAAGCGCTTGATCACCGCGTGCAGCCAGGGCACGCCGCGCGACTGCCCGATCCGTTCGGGAATGTACAGGTGGATAATGTCTTCCGCCGGCACGCGCACTAGGGCGCTTTCCACGAAGGTCGAGAACTGATAGTCCCCCGGATGGTTCGGATACAGCCAATAGGCCACCGGCCGGCCCCACCGATCCTGCTCGATGCCCATGCGGATCTCGTTGCCGTTTTCAGCGCGCGCATAGCTCCACTGATCGACCAGGCGGTCGGCCTCGATCAGTTCCAGGGCGTAAGGAATTCGCCCACGACCAAACGGCCGGCGCACCTTGCGTACCAGAACTTCACCGTTCTCGAACACGGAGCCCAGCAGCAAGCGCTCCATGTCGGTCAGGCACAGTTTTCCGGCCGGATCGCAAGTGTCTTTATCGCACCAGTCCAACCATTCCTCCTCGATCTGGTCGTTGATGCTGGTGATCAGCTTGCCGCCTGCGGTGGTGACCTGCGCCTGCATGCCGACGCCGGTGCCGATCACGTTATTCTTGATGATCCGGGCCGCCGCCTTCGCATATTCGTTGTCCCTCAGCAGTTGGCGGGAGCGTGCACGCAGGACGCGCAAGTCGGTCAGGATCTCGCTGTCGGCCGAGGTATTGAGCGCCTGCCAGTCAGCGCTCAAGCGACTGACCGCCGCGCCGGCATAACGGCGCATGCGCCCTTCTGCTTTCGTCAGCGTCGCACGGGCAGCGGCGCGCTCGGCGTTCCATTTCTGGAGCACCACCGAGCCAGGCTGCCGCACTCGGGCTTCGTCATAGAACTTCGTCATTGGAACCTCACCAGGACGGCACGGGGATTGCGGCGGCCAGACTTCCGTGCGCGCTCGTTGTTCACTTTTCGCTGCCACATATCGCGCAATGCCATCAGTTCCGTCAGGCTATGGAACTCGGTCGTGCGCGAGCCTATGGTGTAGCTTTTGATCTTGCCGCCAGACGACTTGAACGACGCCAGCGCCGCTTCGCAGTCGGCCAGCGCCCGCTCCGCAACCGACCGCGCATCGACCGCCTCTGTGATGGATGCCGGGTCGCGCAGGATGGTCAGCTTGCCACGCCCAATGGTCAGCCGCTCGTCGTCCTTCGCGAGCTGAGCAACCACCACGTATTCACCAGGCTCCAGCGCGGCGCTTTGCGATGCTGTAATCCGCGTGCGCCAACCATCGCCCTCGGGCGCTGCCGTCAGGGTGAGCTGTGACGGGCCGCGCAACTGATAGTGCAGTTGCCAGCCGCCGCTCGTCAGCGAGGTATTGCGCTGGACGTGCTTGTGTGGGGCGTCGTACCAGTCACTGGAGTCGCCCGCCGTCAATACGTAAAAGATGTTCATGGCTTAGTAGTTGCTCACTGAGTAGCCGCCAACGCGACTACGGGTTCGCGCCCGCGCTTTCGGCTTGGGCGGCTGTGATGGTGGCTGCGGTGGCGCCGGTAGTGCAGACGTCTGCACTGGCGCCACGGGCTCCTGCTCCGCTGCTTCCACGGCGGCGTCCGGTTGCTCCACCTGGTCTGCATCGGGAAGGTCAATCGCCGGGACCGGCGCCGCGAAGATTTCTCGCTGCCGCAGGTGTAGGTCGATGGCATCCCAGCTTCCGGGCTTGAGCAGGTGCAGCTTGAGCGACATCGCGGCATGCAGCGCATAGACCTCGCAGTCAAGTGCCTCGTTACGTACGCCGGCCCGCTTCTGCCAGACCTTCCGGTTTTTCACCGTCTTGTGCGGCGCCTTGACTTCGCTGGTCAACTGCTCCCAGTAGTCAGGCCGCAATGTCTTGTACCAGTGCAGGCGCCCCGGCCCGCTGCCGGTCAGGCGCAGGCGCCCTTCGATCATCAGGTCTTTGGCGCGCTGCGTGCCGACGATGTACGGCGTGACACCGGACGGATGCGGCTTATGCTTCTTGTTCAGGTCCACCGACACTGTCGGCTTGGTATAGATCTCCTTCGACGCCGCACTTTGTTCCGACGCACCCTTGATCGCCATGTAGTTGCGGGCCGCGCGCTTGCGCACGTAGGCATACACCGCATCGGTCGTTGTGCCGTCCGACGAGTCAATGGAAACAGCGCGCAGGACCAGCTTGTTGCCGCTGGCGTGGGTGAAGTCTCCGGTCAACAATAAGTCCAGATCCTTCCAGGCGCCCTCGTTCGGAATCAATGTTTGTCCGTGGATCTCACCCCAGTACACCAGCCACGATTCCATCCCCCTGCCCCAAGCCCGGACGATGATCGCCAGGCGGTCGTGCTGCACGTCGACGCCGGCAGTCAGGATCATGCCGCCCCACGGGATCGTTTTCTCCTCGTAGTCTTCCGCACGTTCCGCCAGAGCGTCGGCCTTCGGCAGATCGCTCTTGTAGGCATATGGCAAGCCTTCGCTGCTGTTCCGGAAGGCGCGCATTTTGGTGTCGTCGCCCTGGTTGAGCAGGTGCAGTGCCGTAAGATACTTGGCCAGCAGCAGGCTGAGCGCGCTGCCCGGGAAGGAGGAATAGAGCTCATTGATATAGAAGCCCGCCACGCCATGGAATGGCGCCGTTGCCACCGGGTACAGTTTGGCGACGTTGCGGCGCTTCTGCTCGTCATTCCAAAGGCAGCCGCAATGCGGACACACGTAGCGGGCGGAGTTGATGTTGGCCTTGCCGAACACTTCATGGTTCAGGCCATCATCTTCCGTCCACTTGACGTTGTCCCACATCAGGACATGCGCCTCGCCGCATTCGTGGCACGGGACCATGAACACACGCTTGTCGCTGGCCTGGTAGGCCGCGTCGATACGCGACACGCCTTCGATGGTCGGCGTGCCTCCGAACAGCACCTTGCTGCGCGCCCAGGTTTTCACCCGCTCTTCCAGCAGCGTGATGGTGTCGCCCTGGTCGCGGACGTTGTCGTTACAGTCGTCCGGTTCTTCGATGGCCACCACAGGCGCCGGCGTCGACTTCACCGAGCTGGGCGAGTTGGAGCCGACCAGCTTGAGGAAACCACCGGGGAAGCTCTTGTGGTCCCAGGTATTGTCCTTGTCTTTGCGGCGCCCGGTCTGGACCTTGCAGGCAACCTGCGGTGTTACCTCCACCATGGGCAGGAACTTTTCGGTATTGAATTCCTTTGCTGCTTTCTCTTTCGAGAACATGACGATCATCGGCGTCGGGTCGACGTCGATCTTCTTGCCGATGTAGTTGAGCAGAACGCCATCGGTCCAGGCGATCTGCGCCGACTTCATGGCCACCAGCTTCTTGATGCTGGGATCATCCAGGGCTTCGTGAAAGAACTTGATCCACGGCGTCTTATCAGGGTCGTACCGCCCGGGCATTGCCGACGCCTTGGCCGACAGCCGCCGATACTTCCGGGACCATTCAGTCAGGCCGATCCGCTCCGGCGGCCGCAGCCCCAGCGCCAGGCGCGACACCAACTGGCGATTGGCCAGCGTCGTATCGAGCGAGGTGAGAGAGAGCAGCATAGGTGTAGTCGTTCAGTAAGGCTACGTCGACGTCGATCTGGTACTGCGCGTCGATGGTTGCCTTGAGTTTGTCGTCGCGGCTAAGCAGCTCGGCTTTGAAGGCGCCGACCATCTGCTGCAACTCCGGCTCCAACTGGTCGACGTTGACCAGCGTGCCTTTCTTTTCGGCCAGGGTGTACAGCTTCAGTTCGCGGTCGACGCGTTCCGTCAACACACGTTCGTGTACCAGGTCGTCGCCTTCGTCGGTGCGATGGCCGGCGGCGTTGCCGCGCAGCTTGCGGATGTACTGAATGCGGACGTAGTCCATCGACGCCTCCTTCCAGTCGATTCCGGCGCCGTTCAGAAACTTGCTGACCTCGACCTGCGACAGATCGAGGTGCTCAGCGATCTCTTGCTGTGTGAGCGACATGTTTATAGCCCCCTAGGGATTTTCATAACTAGCGAATTTTCGGGGTCGTGGCACCCGCGTGTTCCCAACGCCAGGAAGGACCCGGGAAATTTATCGGGAGAGGTTTTTGATTTCGTGCTTCAGGCGTTCCGCGAACTTCTCGGTAATGAACCGGCGCATAACCTGCTGCACCTTATCGTTCGCATACACGCCGCCCACACTTGGGCCGTACAGTTTGCGGGCGGGCAAGCTATGCCAGCCACCACGACTGCCGCGCTTGTACTGCTTCTGCCGGCGCAGGATGATCTTGCCGGCCGCCTTATCTTCGATGAATACGCCTGCCCTGCCGTTAAGGCGCTGGGCAATGAATGCGCCCTTGATCAGCTTGGTCTGGCCATGAATGCGAACCGTCACGCCGGCCTTGCTCTCACGATGGCTGAACTCCATAAGGCTTTTGGTCTTGCGCCGCACCTTGATGGTCGTCACCAAGTTGGAAGGCGACGCCTTGCGCTGGAACATGGCGGCTTTGATTTCAGAAGCACTGAAGTTGTATCCCTCGCTGCGCAACTCACGCGATGCCTGCGTGATGGCCATGGCGCCCACGCGGTTAAGGGCGCGAGGTATGGCTTTCTCAACCACGCCCACCTTCTTGCCCTGGATGTCCGCAATGATCTTGTCCATACCACCACGCACGTTGAACTGGACTGCCATCGAATCTCCGGGCGAAAAAAAACCCCGCATAAGCGAGGTTCGTTTTGTATGGGCGTGACTTGCCCCGAGGCGAATTCTAATCAAAGAACACGCGCGTTGCAACATTCTTTCGTAGCAGCACCTCCAACGCGTCTTCGGCTTCGCCCAGTACGTCAGTAAAGTCGAGCGATGGAAAGCGCCATACCGTCGCGATATTGCAGCGCCGGCGAATCGCCCAATCAAGATGACGAGGCAGACTGACCATCATTGCCTCAACAGCTTCTGCCACGCGCGTGTCCATGTCCTCGTACAGTTCATCCGAATCACCCTCGACATCGTCGTCATAATCGCTTTGGAGCATGGCGCTGCGCCCACGCCAGCCCAGGCGAGTATCGTCACGCCGCTGCCAACACATCCACACATCCAGGCAGTAATCCAACGCCTTTGTCTCGACTCGTGCAGCTACGGGAACTGCGATGTCGCTCGCGTTCACACGGCGCGTGCACTTCGGACCCGCTTCTTCCATGTACACCACGCCATTCACTTCAATTTCTACGCCCATTCGATACCTTTCGCTCTTTGCCCGCTTTTTACCCACCGCCAGCCCACCAGATGTTGCCGCCGCTCCTTCAATTCCGTCTAACCTTAAAAAGGTTGGTCCATGAGGTTAGACGGCTGAAACCCGCATGAATGCTAGGTCTGTCTAACCTCCTAACCCGTCTAACCTGTTTTTGATGTTTGCCAGTGCGGATTTCCACCTTGCCCACTCGTCGCGCACGTATACGCGTGACGCGCATATGCGTACGCGTGTCGGTTGGCGAGGTTGGACGGTTAGACGAAGCCTGTATCCATGCGGGTTCCAGCCGTCTAACCTCAAAGATCGCAGGTTGGACGGATCGCCCTTGATGGACGGAAGCGCCGATGCTGGTCACCAACGACATCACCTTTTCCGCACGCGGTTGTACCGCCCACGATCCCTGGTGAGACGCCGGCACAACGCCGCGCTTCGTAATAGCTACGAGTGCACTCATTGCGCACCGCCATGACTGCGTACCCCTTGCTCCGCTTCCGCCTCAGGGCGTTCGTAATACCACTCGCGCGCGCCGCTCGGCTCGCGTTTCTTTAGCCAGCCGAACTTGCGCATGATGGCGCCCACGCGCATCATCTCGGCCCTGGCCGGCCCCAGCTTGGACATTTCGAAGTGCAGCGCCTTCGTGAGCAGCTCACGCGCCGTAACGCGCTTTAGCTTTCCTGAGAGCGTCGGCTTGCCATCGGAGTCCTTGCCTTCCACGTATTCGTAGAGGCGACCACGCCATGGATCAGGAATCTCCCTATCGTCCTGCACCGGATCAATCAGGCGACGTTGCTGGTCGGGTGTTGGCCACCACTGAACACCAGAGCGCATCATGGCAATGGCCTCGCCGAAAAGCTGATCCCGATCCGCCTTGAGCGCTTCGATATCAATCTTTCCGGTGTTCACGGGCCAGAATCGCCGGTTGCCGGTGGAGTCCTTGAAATACGCGTCTTCATTGGTGGTTGCCGCAAAGGCGCATCGACGCAACACGTTCTTCATACGGCGCCCATACGGCTCCCGGAAGCGGTCCACAGTGCTGGACATGAACGCCTTAATGGCGGTGACCTCAGATCGATTGAATTGCTCCAGCTCGGCTACTTCGTACAGCAGCACGCCCTGAATGGACAGGTAGCCGTCCTTCTCGCCCATCCTGAACGGCGTGTCGGCAAACCAGTCGCCGCCCAGCACCTTCAGGGCAGTGGACTTGCCCTGCCCCTGCCCGCCCTCGAATACGGGTGCATGGTCGTTCTTGACGCCCGGCTTATAGCCGCGCATCACCACGCCGATGAAAAACATGGTCGAGACCAGCCGCATGTATTCGGAATCGTCCGCGCTCCAGTAGCGCGTCAACGCTGTTGCTACGCGCTGCTGGCCATCCCAGGCTGCCGCACATTGGTCAAGATATTCCACCACCGGATCGAAGGCGAATTCGCGTGCGGCCTGCGCCACACCGCTTTCAATATCGCCACGTGCTGCCACGACGAGGCCGTACTTCTTGGCCGTATACATCCCGAGGAGGAAGTCGTCTGATTCGGTCCACTCCCCCGGCGTGGTTGCCCACGGTGCCTTGCGGCGCTTCACCTGCAGTCCGGAAAACAAGTCAAGCGCGACAAGGCCGCGAAGCTCTTTGTCGTGTTGCATGACCAGGTATACGTTCTCGCGGCATCCCTTCACGCCACCATTCGCGGTTGCGATCAGTTGGTTCCGCAGGACGCCTTGTGGCTCGTCGCCCGCGCCAGCCGGCATAGGGGTTGAAGCAGATTCGAAGTGATCCGACATCTGCTCGTTGACCCATTCAGGCACGGCATCTTGCGCGCGAACCGCCGCAGCCGGCGGGATCTCCGGTGCGCCTGCCAATACCGGACGCAGCTTGGTCGTCCAGGCGATAACCTCTTCCTCGCTCGCGCCACCGTCGATCAGATCTGCAATATCCCAGCCATCCGGCAATTCGCCAGGTGGTGGAATGTCGACAATGAATACACTGCAACCCTGGGCGCCGAGAATTTCGGCAACCTTCAGCATTGCACTCACGCCGGGTTGTTCATGTTCCGGCATGAGCTGGCCGGCGTGTTCATGCCCATCCTTATACCGCTTCGCATCCGCATCAGGCCAGAGGATCACATCGCGATTGCGGATCTGGGACCAGTCAGACTTCTTGACGGCCTTGCCGCCACCAGACCACGAGATGACTTCGAAGGCTTCCTGCACCGCAGGCATCGCCACGGCACGATCCACGCATTTCTCGCCTTCCACGATCAGCATAGGCTCGTCGGGGCGATGTGGACCACGCTGATAGAGAGGCCGTGGCTCAGGGAATGCCAGCCACCGCCATTCGCGCGCGCCGGTGTCTGCCCGCCGTGCGAACACGCACGGGAGCACCTCTTTACCTTTGCCATCGGAACGCAGGAATCGGAACACTACGCCCAGCAACTGCCCTTCGGCATTGCGGTACTCCCAGGTGGCTTCAGGCCGCCCACGTACAACATGCGCCTTCGGATACGGTCCGGCGTTATCGGGAACCGGCAGAAGTGGCGTCCACGGCGTCCGTTTTTTTTCTTCGGCAGGTGCTTCTACCCCTTTGTCCGCTTGCGCAGGCGCGGGATTAGGCCGTGGTTGCACTGGCTTGACCAATGGCTTCGATTGCCCCTTGTGCAGTCCATTGCTTTCGGAAAGAGTAATAGAGAAACGCTCGGCAAGCGCTTTGCAGGCCTGCCCAGGCTTCAGATCATGAATATAGGCGTAAAGGGAGATCAGATCGCCGCCGGCAGCACCATCGGAGAAATCAGACCAAACGCCGGCCTTGTCACCTGAAAGGCGAATACGCAGAGACTGCCCGGCTTCGCCAGCTCGCGATCCGATGCAGTACTCGTGCCCCTCCTTGACGCCATTCGGAAACCACTCGTGGAGAAGGGATTGAATAGAGTCGAGCGCTACGCGCCCGACTACAGAAAAATCGTCAAGCGTCACGCGACGGCCTTCTCGCCGAATGGCACGTAGGTATCGCCGAAGCGCGATGGGAAGTTGCGGTAATCAAGCGCCCCATCACGCAGTACCATCGGGCTACGGCTGCGCTGGGGACGACCGACAATAGCGGTGCGCGGTGCCGCCGGAACGCCTTGATACTTCGACTCCGTCGGCATCTCGCGTACCACAAATCGCTGGCCCGCCTTGGTAATTTCAATGCCTTTGTGGCCGATACGCGCCAGGCCTGCGGCGCACAGCTTGCCAACGACATCCTCCTCAAACTGGACGAAGCTGCGGGTCCACCCGGCGCGCAAAGCCAAGGTGGCGGCCGGCAGCGAAGTGCCTGCTGCGAACAGCGTCACCAGTGCATTGGCGGCGCGCGTGCCGCGTCGTGGCAGATTGTGCTTAGCCAAGTGTCACCTCCATGGCGAACACTGGATTCCGCATCGGATGGTGCTGCAGAACGATTAACGCATTCAGTTCGCGGAGACTCTTATGCATGCGCTGCCCGATTTCCTGCAGCTCCGCACACTCCTTGTCGTCGATAACTTTATCGGCCTTCGCATTCTTCAAGGCCAGCGACAGTTCACCAAGCTCGATATTCAACTCCAGGATCTTGTCCTGTATTTCTTCATCCGACAGGTCGCCTACTTGCGGCAATTCATAAAACACACCGCCGCTCGCATACGCAACCGCCTGAGCAAAATGCGTCGTGCCGGCGTAGCGCTGGATAAGCAGCGCAGTATCGACGCGCATGCCGCTGCCTTTCACTTCATACACCCTTTGTTCCAGGGCCGACTTGGTCAGGCCCAAGGTTGCAGCAGTTCCGGCCCAGCCATGAACCTTGATCATTTCTTGGTATGCAGCTAACAACTCCACAGTATCGTCCTTTAGTTCTTGGGTTTCAGATAACAA